CTTCTTCTCCATGAACACTTGGCAATCATCACCATTATTCATCAAGTCAATCTTGACACCACGAGATTTGGCGTAGCAGTAGATCATGGCACACATTATTAGGCAATTGCCCAACGCAGTGTTCATGTCCCCACTAAAACGACGCCCCTTAACTTTGTACTTAAGCTTGCCATCATCACAATAGCCCGCCCCTTTATTAAAGACTTGGTACTTCAACAACCTCGCCAACTCACGATCATGTCTAAACATGTACAAGTATATTGAGTGCTCCCACTCCAACATTGACTTTGAAACATGCATATCGAATTTCGTAGCATCTAATCCTACAGCAATCGGGTCCGCAAACCCATGCCACTTCTCCTCCACTATCTGAGCCACTTGCTCTACATTAAAACCCTTCACCACAGTAACTCGACTTCCAAACACACGGGCAATGGCGCGATAAACGCTATGCTCAATGGGTTTCAAGTACGATCCTACTCCTACATTGTAGACTGGGTGTCTGGGTTGTATGCATCTTGGTGCTTTTTCAGCTGGTACCTTCTCGCATTTGACGAATGCCACACTACGGGCGTGCTCTTCCAGCACACCCCTCTCGTAAAATTCAGGTAAAGCATTAGAATAGATTGTTTTCTTTCGACCAGTATACATCTCAACAAATTGTTCAGGGGAAATTCTGGTGGAAATAGGCAGTTGTTTCTTCAACTTTCTAGTGAATTCTGCGAGCGTTGCATCTATGTGTGTCCTACTTGGTACAGGTGGTGCCAAGTAATCATTACCTACTTTACAGTAGTACATTCGTTCTAATAACGCGCAGGATAAGGTGTCGATATTGGGATCATTTATTTTTAAAGAGCGTTCTTCGGCTGAGATCCCATCAATAATCAGCAAAGAACGCTCTCGGCAGGGCGCCTGGTTGTAGTTGACCTTCAAGTGGGGGTGTTTCAAGACACTTTTGTGTCTAACCCCGGCCAACACAGCCAAGCCCCTTCAACAGGAGTTTTGTGCAGCCAGTGTTCCTCCAAACCACCGACTACGTTCCATAGCTGCCATCCGTCGCATTGCTTCACGACTCGTAATTAAGTCTTCAGCATGCAACTGATACTTGCTAGGAACAAAAACCGCAATGATAACATTATCGAGCATACGCTCAATATGATCAGGACGGACTCCATGTAACTCAAAAATTTTGAGTGCGGCGCGACGAACCGCTTTATCGTTCGCACCATCCCGCTTAAGATGACCAAATCGGTTCTTAAGTTGAGCAATCACCAATTGTGAATAACTACTCTTCTTATGAACACGACGATGCAGCTTAACCTCGATTGGGGAGTGATCATATTCTGAAAACTCCTGAACAACCTTATTGGTCTTACTGCCTTTTGGACTGTCATCCTTAGCGTCACCACCGTCATCTTCGGTGGTTTCGGCATCGACCTCCACCAG